TTGAGCTACTACATCTAAAGGGGTATCAGGCGTAGTTGTGCCAATCCCTAATCTCTCAGCACTAGCATCCCAGAATAGAGCTTGTGAATTTCCCGCTGTGTTATAGAAGCTGATATCTCCGTTGTTGGCTATTTTTAATCGGTCATTACCAGATGTTTTTACTTTTAGGCTTTCACCATAGAAAGGCTCTAAAATGCTATCTGGATTAGCAGCAGATAAATCAGATGACCTAATAACTAGACCACCACCTGATGCTGTTCTGAAAGATGCTACTTCTTGATTTGTTCCTGTTGTAGCAGTATTAGTAACCTGCAACCCATCACTTGTAACTGTTCCTGTTACTTCTATAGCACCTGAATTGATAGTGCCAACAGTTATATTAGGCGTACCTGATAAGCCTATAGCAGTTATACCTAATGCATTTATTTCAGCTTGTGTTTGATCTGTAGTTGCACCTGCTTCTATACCATCTAGCTTAGTTCCATCTGTGGCTATATCTCTACCATCAACCGTGCCTGTGACTGATATGTTTCCCGACACATTTATCCCAGAGCTAGTAGTTGCGATTTTAGCTGAACCATTGTTGTATAGGGTTACTGCACCGCCATTGATAGCTTGTAAATAATTTTGTGTGCCATTTGGAATCTGCATTTCAATATTGGCTGCTTGGATTTTTAAGTTACCTGTGCCTGTTTCTTTTATGACACTATGGTTGTTTCCAGACTCATGGTAAATCTGTAAATCTGAATCACCAAACTCTATTTTTTTATTATCTGGAATCTTTATAGTGTGTGAAAAATCAAAATTATCAAAATTAGTATTCCAAAGAATAGTTGCATCATTACCTGCACTTACAGCATCTTGAATAGTAATACCTGCACCATTAGCTGAAGCAGACGAATCACCTGTTGAATAGTTAAGGGTAATGTTTTTGTCTTTTACGTTTAGATCATCTGTGTTTACAGTTGTAGTTGTACCTTGAACTGTTAGATCCCCAGTAACAACCAGGTTAGCCATTTGTGAATTACCAGTAGAGGTAATTGCACCAGAGCTGATAGTGCCTAAATTAACATCATCACTATTTTCTATTTTTGTGCCTAGTTGTGTTTGTATGCTACCTGTTACACCGTCTACATAATTTAATTCAGTAGCAGTTGCGGTAATTGCTGTACCGCCTATAGAAAATGTACCAGTAACATTTAGCGTTCCACCAACTGCTAAAGTTTTTCCTGATCCAACATTAAGGCCAATGCTACTACCAGTACCATCTGCTTTAAAAATTGCATCAAGAGAATCTAAGTCAGCGTTAAGCGAAATACC